GACCTTCTCTTCTCGCTGTGCCGCGAGGCCGAGCGCCTGCAGAAGTCCCTGTTCCAGAACATCCGCGACATCGACAAGTACGGCGTCCTCGTGCTGCCGCACGGCTCCTTCAACTCGAACACAATGCTGCGAGACGTTGGCCAAGGACTGCGCGTCTTCCCGTGGGAGCCCGATCCGATCAGCGAAGGCTTCAGGCCGTTCAACATCACGCCGTTCACGAGCGGCGACGTCCCCGGCAAAGTCAGTTCGTTCGCCGTACAGCAGATCGACCGTCTCAATCCGATCCGCGATCTCCTTGCTGAGAAGGGGCGGGTTGATTCGGCCACAGGCCTGCAGTTCCTCGACGAGCAGGTGAACCGCGCGATGAACACCCCCACTGCAGGGGTGCAGCAGGCGTGGGGCGACGCCTACCGGTCGGTGCTTTCGGGCGCCGTGCGCGAGGTCGTCTTCAGCCCTCGCACCTTCACGGTGGACCAGCTGACGCTCGACCTTGCGGGCGTCGTGGTGGATCCCGAGACGATGGCGGTCTCGTTCGAGACGAACCCGCTGCCGTCCCTGTCTCAGCTCTCCTTCAAGATCAGGGACATCAACCCGCGGTCCAAGGTCGCGCGCAAGCAGGAGGCGCTCCAGCTCCAGCAGCAGTTCCAGATCGACCCCGATACCTTCATGCTCTTCGCCTTGAAGGAGGGTCTCGACTTCGCGATGTGGTCGGACGAGCATCAGAGCGCCTACGAGTCCGTGGTGCGCAACTGCCTCCTCCTCTACGGCGACGGCAAGAGCCCGGGTCAGCTGATCCTGACTCCGCAGACCGTCAAGCCCGAGTTCCAGATCCGCGTCCTCAACTCGTTCATGGCCAGCCCGATCATGGCGCTCGCGGAGGCATCCGTGCAGAACGCCTTCATCGAGTACCACAAGACGCTGGTGGGCTTCATGGGATTGGTACTTCCGAACGCCCTTCCCAATCCTGACGATATGGCTATGCTGTCGAAACTGGACCAGCAGATGGCCCAGATGGGGTCCATGCAGGGCGGGGCACCTGCCCCTCAACCCGCCATGCCCCTCATGTAAGAGACCAAGATGGACCCAAACACAAAGATCACGCTCGAAGACGGAACGACCACCACGCTCGGAGAACTTCTTGCGGCGCGCAAGGAGCTCGACGATCAGAAGGCCTACGCCGAGGAGCTGCGCGAAGAGCTCGACAACGTCGGGCTTCTGTTCCGCAGCGACATCGAGCCCGAGGCGCGACGCGAGGCCGTGCGCCGGACTCTTCGGACGCAGGGCTACGACGACGCGCAGATCGAAGCCTACATCCAGGCGACCAGCGCAGGGGCCGAGAAACCACCCGTGTACGAGGACGATTCGCCCGGAGGCACCGGCTCCGAGGACGAGATCGAGGAGATCGAACTGCCGGGACTCGAAGACGAACAGCCCAGTGGGGGAACCCAAGAGGACGACATGACCCAGCAACTTCAGGAACAGCTCGAGGCCCAGCGGGCCGAACTTCACCGCATGCGTGTGCGCGAACTGCGCGACAATCTGAATCGCGCGCTCGAGAACACGATGAAAAAGAACCCGGAAGTGCAGAGACTTCTGGAAGCCGCCAAGTCCCTCCGCGGAGACGAGGGGGTCCGGCAGGCCGAGACGACGCTGCGTGGGCAGCTGGAGCGCCAGGCGCTCGAGCGCATGCAGAGCCGACGGAGCCAGGCCGGCACCTTCGAGGATGCGTGGATGGAGGAGGAGGTGGGCAAGGCCGTGGAGCCTGTCGTGGGAACCTTCCGTTCGGTAATCGGCGATCTCGACCGTCTCGGTCGGACGTCGGAAACAGCAGACGGACTGGACGCGCAGGAGATCCTCAAGTCGAAGCCCGTGCCCGAGCCCGAGTGGAAGCCCGGAACCGACTTCAGCGCCCTCGAGGCGCAGGTCAAGGAGTTCGCGGCCGACACGATCGCGCGGGCAGCCGCATCGTCACCGTCTGAATCCGCAATCTGAAGCGCCCAAAGGGCGTAGGAACGAAACATGCCATTCGCAACAACGGGCTCGATCTTCGATCGTCAGTCCAATCGCATTCAGGAAGTTCTCAACAAGAGCCTCAAGGTCTTCCTTGCAGGTCTCGATCCGGTGTGGCGCGACAAGGCCGTCACCAGCTTCGGCGTCGGCAACTCCGGCGACCTCGGCCGCGACCTCAAGATCACGAAGCTCTTCATGGGCAGCCTCACGGGCGTGATCGAGGCGGGCCAGGGCTTCGGCGACAAGGACCTGTACGGCGATCTCACGAACGCCCTTGGTCCGTCGATGCACGTTCAGTCGGCCAACCAGGCCTACCCGAGCCCGCTCGAGGGTCCGAACGCCACGGCGTACCGACTCGCGATCCCGATGCGCTCGATGGTCACCAACCTGATGATCACCCTCGGCGAGAAGCAGGCCGACGCCACCCCGGCGCTCATCAACCAGGTCGTGGCCCCGAAGCTCACGGCATTCGCCCGCAACATGGCGCTCACGCTGTGCAACTACTGGTACCTCTCGCAGAACGAGTCGTACAAGCTCTGCACGGCGACCAACTTCTCGGCTTCGACCGCGGTGGGCAACGCCTTCCGATTCACGTTCGAGCCATCGAACTTCGCCATTCACCGCTTCGCGCGCGGCCAGCGCATCGACTTCCTCTGGAACTCGAGCTACGACTCCGGCAACCAGACCGGCGTCCGGGCGAACGACTCGAACGACCAGTCGACGGCCACCACGTCGGGAACCCTCGCCCTCGGCGACGGCACCCGCGCGACCCGTCTTCAGGTTCTTGTCGAGAGCGTCGATCCGCTGACCAACAAGGTCACCTGCATCGCAGGCGGCGCGCCGGCGACCCCGGGCACCGGCGTCAACCCGACCTCGTGGCAGAAGCACACGGGCGCAGCTGGCTCCGTCACCACGAGCACCGTGACCACGATGAGCACGATGAACGGATTCGTGGACGTCGTCTACGCCAACAGCCACCTTGTGGACGGCGCAGGTTCGCTCACCTACACCGGCATCGCGGGCATCAACAGCTGGCTCAAGAACGGCGCCGAGACGGGTGGCACCCGTCCGACGGCTCTGCTCGGAGCGGAGTCGGATTCGACCGACTTCATCGACGTGGCGGAGCGTCCGGAGTTCAAGAGCTTCAAGTACGCGGTCAACGGCGTCCTGACCGAGTACAACATGAAGCGCTACCTCCAGCGCGTCCACAGCGCCTTCGAGCCGCTCGGCAACACGATCGACACCCTGATCGCGTCCGAGGGCGTGTGGAGCGCCTACGAGGCCCAGAAGATCGGCCAGTACCGCATCGACCGCACCAACCGCCCGGCGGCGATCCAGAACGAAGGCCAGACCGAGGGCTTCAGCTTCACGTTCGAGGGCAAGACCTACAAGGGCCACACCTCGCGCTTCGTCGAGGCGGGCACCCTGTACGGCATCAAGCTCGGCGGATCGAACTGGAAGAAGTACGTGCCCCCGAGCCCGAAGGGCGTCTCCAAGATGAGCGAGGCCGATGCGTTCATCCCGTTCGAGTTCGTCGCGGGCGCCATCACCGGCACCAGCACGAACCAGCTGCCGATCTTCCAGACGGCGTCTGGCGGCGGAGCCAACCTCGTCACGCAGGCATCGCAGATGCCCGGCCGCATCCGCATGCAGCTCGTCCCCGACCAGCCGAACGGCATGAAGCTGACCGGCCTGACCGAGGATCGCCTCTACATGTGATCCCCGGCTGACGGAACGGTTACACTGGGGCCGCCTCGTGAATGGGGCGGCCCCTATTCTTTGGAGACCTGCATGGCGATGAGCGACGACGAGATCACGGCAGCACTCATGCTCGGCACCGAGATGAGCCCCGAGCGGTTCGAGCTCGTGCCCGACGGTCCTTGGATCAAAGCGGTGAGGGAGCGCACCTCCCAGAAGGACCTGTTCGTCTACTTCCACCGCAAGTCGAAGATGTTCGGGCTGGCCTGCTGGTCCGTGAAGCCGCGCACCTGGGGGCAGGGGATCGCCGTGTGTGTCGAGATCTGCATCTTCTCGAAGAAGCCCGAGGAGAACCCCGCCGACCTGCCCGACATGGAGTGGATCGAGAGCCGGTGCCGCCCGGGCCACGTCGTGGTCGAGGAGGAGCGGCGCGCGCGGCTCGACCGGATCAGCGAGAAGCAACTGCGGCTCCTCGAGCGCAAGACCATCATGGACGACATGGCCTCGGTCCTCCGCAAGAAGGGCTTGAACGAGGCCGCGGACAATCTGAGTCTTGAAGACGTTCCCGACAACGACTCCGACGTCGAGGAGATGCGTGAACTCCTGAACTGGGCGGCACAGAACAAGATCATCTCCACAGGCTGAACCATGCACTCATCCGGCTCCATCCTCAAGACGTACTGCGAGAAGGTCCGCCACTACCTGGACGATCCCGACCTCGATGCCAAGTACGACGACAACTACCTCGTGCGCTTCTTCCTCGCGAGCGCCATGAACGACGTGCTTTCTCGCGTCTCCATGATGAGCGACAACCAGATCGTCCAGATCCTCACGCTCGCGGTGAAGACGGGAACCCAGCACTACAGGCTGCCCCCCACTGTGCGGCAGATCATGCGCGTCGGGCTGATGAACGCCTCGACGGGGTACTGGACCGAGGACTTCCATCCGCGCAACCGCTTCAACACCTACGGGAACGGCTGGGCGCTCGAGGGCAACCTGATCTCGTTCGAGCCTCCGCCGACCGCCGACCGCGACATGACCGTGGCCTACATCCCGAGCGGCGACGTCGAGGCCCACTACGAGAACGGGAACCACGGGGTCCTCCACGCGAACGGCACGTTCACGATGCCGGCGAACGTGACGCTTGGATCGGTCGACAAGCGCGAGAACGCCTACGTTGGCTGCTACCTGCGCATCTTCGGATCGGGGGTGACCGATGAGCTGGTCGTATCCCAACACGCGGCGGCCACGCGCGTCCTCACGCTTCGCACAGCGGCCACGAACGCCGCCGGCTCGTATCCGTATGAGGTGGTTCCGTTCCTCCTAGAACCGATGATCGACGCGATCTCGCTGAGCGCCGCGATGCGCGCGGGCACCGGCCGCAAGATCACGGGAGCCCAGATGCAGCTTCTGACCCTTTCCTACAAGTCCGCGATCAAGACGGCGCACGATCTGATCGGCAACATGAACTCGCGATCAGGCAAGCGCTTTACCGGCGCCACGGTCGACAACAAGAACCTCTTCACCTTCTGATGCCCGACGAGCTGTTCAACCAGGCCAACCGCGACTTCGAGATCAGCCCCGGCTTCTCGAAGCCGCTGTCGAGCCGCCTCGATCAGGGGTTCCAGCGCTTCACGGTCGTGCCTGGGCTGCGCTTCACCGATGCAGGCCCTACGACGGCTCCTGGCGCTCTGCCCGAGCAGACGGGTCCTTCGCCCCTCATCAACGGCCCGGGAGGCAGTGGGGGTCAACTAGGCGATTCGGCTCCTTCGATCTTCAACTTGATTGCCAACCTTGGTTCGCCCGACGCGCCCACGGCGCACCCGGACTCGGTGCCTCCGATCGGGCCCGAGGAGCGCATTCGCTACTCTTGCGTCTCAGGCAAGTGCCTGCAGGACCCGAACGGCGTCTACCTCGGGATCGACGAATGCCTTGCGTCCGGCTGCGGTTCGGGAAGTGGCGGAGGCGGCGGCGGTGGTGGTGGCGGCAACGGGTGCGATTGTGGCTGCGGGCTGTCCCACACCGCATTCAAAGCCTCGATCACAGGGGCTTTCGGACCCATTTTGAGCGGCGGGCGCAACTACTGGGCCTACTCTTGGGTAGAGATTGGGGGGCTTCGTTCAAGCATTTTGAACGGCATGTCGATCAACGAGTACGAACTCAGCTACAACAACGACGGCGGCAACATTCCCCCTGGTCCTGCACTTTTGACAAGGTTGAAGATTCCAACGGGAGCCGTCGTCGACATGATGCTCGACCTCACTTGCGTACCTTGGTTTAGTGAACCCAATCCTCTTCAGGTGACCTGCGTATGAGCAACGGAGTGGTCTCGACCGGATGCTGCTGCAATTCCGAATCTTGCGCCAGCCAATGCTGCGATTGGTGGAGTTGCAGTCCTACGGGCCCGATCAACGTTTCCTTGAGCGCAAGCGCGATCACGAACAAGAAGATTCTTCCGGGCACTCAGACCCTGCTGATTGAAGAGATCCATTGGACGGTCACGGCGACCTTGACTCGTTCAGGCAGCACTTGCGTTGTTGCAGAGGCCGGAATAGCCCCATTCAACGCCTTGTACCGGTACTCGGCCCAGACCTGCAACTTTTCCTATCAGAAGAAGATCTACCTCCGCGACGTCGGACAAAGCTACACGTGTTGGCAGCTTCCGTGGGCGCCTCTCCAATGCGGAAGCCGGACTGAAATAGGGGACTGCGTGACTTATGGCAGTCCCAACTCTGAATTCAGCGCGACGTATGCGGGCCTGATGAGCCTTTGCGTCAATGGAAATCCGCCTTGCGGATTCTACTGGACCTGTCCGCAACCGGGCGGCTGCACTTCTACTTCCGTACCTGGCGCTCAGTGCGTTCCTTGCGGAATAAATAGCTCTTTGGGCAATCTAGGCACTTGTCAGGATTTCTTCGATGCAAACGGCTACTGGCCGGAGCCAAGTCCTCGAACCGGGCCCAATCCGTGTTTGTCCTGGAATTGCGGCACCGCTGCAGACAGCAACGATGCTTGTTCAGGAGCGGGTTGCGAAGGCATTGAATGCCCCCAGAGTCCAGACCAAATTGACTTCAGACTTTTGGAAACCCGAGAATTCACCTACAACGGACAACTTACGGCGGGGGGTTCGAGTTGCGGACCAGGAGAGTGTCCGCCAGACTTTGGTTCCTGCCCCAACTCCATCCCTGGACCTCCGCCTTTTCTCGTGGGCTCACCGAGCATTTTCGTTCGCCCGGGAGATGTGATCACGATTGTGTGCGTGGGAACCCAGTGCAAGGCCGATGCCCAATGTGTCAAACCCGTGCTGATCTTCAGTCCAGACACAACGGACAAGTTCTTCGATTCAATCTACGATCGAACCATGGACCCTTGTTGTCCGTGGCCTTGTGGGGAGCCGGAAAATTGCGTTGTCGAACTTCAAACGCCGTTCTGCATCAGGCCGTTCGCGATCTTCGGCAAGAGCAACTGCCTTAATTCAAGTACATTCGACAGCCCGATCAACGGCTGCTCGATGCACCCTTCACCTCTGTACGGTTTTGGGGCTGACGGCATTGACATGGCGGGCGTAGGCTGTTCCCCTTGTCAGCCTTTGGAGCAAGTGCTGGAGTTTCCCCCCTACTGCAACGGGGGCTCCAACGACCCAAACAACCAAGGCGACTCTCCGTACTTTTGCGCTGTCGAAAATGCCGGGGATCCTTATTGCCCGCAGGGATCTATTTGCAGCTGTACCCCCAACAGCGCTGTCTTTTGCCCGCCTAGCTGTTCTTCCTCCGGGGTGGCCCCGTACACTGTGCGCAGATGCTATTGGCCGGGCTGGTGCGAAGTCGAAGAAAGGACCACGTCATGGGGATGGAGCATGTGAGAAATTGCTATTGGCGTCAGGAGGAGATGTGCCGTCA